AACTTCAACCTCAACTTCTTGCTCAGCTTCAGCAGGTTTGATGGCAGCAATAATGCCTTCAACCTCAACAACTAAGATGCTTCCATCTTCCAGTGTGTACTCGCCAACTGGCATAGGCACAACACCGTCAGCAGTCACAATTCCGACAGAGAAATCAGGCTCGAATGCTTCCGCTTCAATGATGGTAACCCCATCCTCGAGCTTCATTTGAGCAAGTTTCACATCCATCGAAAGCAATGCCTTGATTTGGTTTAACTTGTTTTTGTAGTTCATACTTATTTTATTTATTTATTTACTTATTACATTGCCAAATACTTGTCTCCAGCATCGATAGCTTTCTGAAGTGCCATATTAGCTGCCCACCAAGATTGGTACCCTTTGATTTCTTCAATAGAAATGCCTACACCTGCAGCAGCTTGCTTAGCCTTATCAAATAATTTTGAAGTATTAGAATCTTCTTTATCAGCCGCAGCATAAAGCTTTTTAACCAATCCAATCTGCTTAGTGTAATCAGCTTGCAATTTTGCGATTTGATTTTGAATGTCATCACCTTTTGATGCAGCATCAACCAAAGCTAAAGCAGCAGTTTTCATGTTCTGCTCTGACTTACTGAAATCTTCGATAATACCAAACTCAAATTTTTGAGATTCTAATTCAATTTTTTTGGTCAATTTACCAAATACTGATTTTTCGATGTTCATATTAATGTTCTGTTATAATTGTTCTTGCCTGATTTGTATTTACTACTCCTTGCGGACCATTCTGCTCAACTAATGAGCCAATGCCTTGATTAATTAACTCGCCTTTGCAGCACTCCTTTGAGTAAGTACCATCCTCGCATAAGCAAGCACGATTGCCCCCAGTAGGGGATGAGGTTTTATTCTTCGCCATCTTGTAAAATTTGAATAATTTGCTTAACAATTTCTTCTTCTTTAGCTAATTCTAATTTATCTGCAAAATACCCTTCGATTGAAAAGCCTTTTACTTTGCCTTCTTTGACATCTTGCCAAACCTTGTCATTATCTGCTTTCATCGAAATCATCCAAGTGCCTTCAGGCAAAGAGAATCCGTAGGCATTAGATTTATCATTATTAACATCGTCAATAATCCAAGATTCTACCACAGTCATGCCATCAATTTTGCTATTATGTTGCAAAGTAGCATTTGACTGATTGCCATTTTTAAGGAACAATTCAGATGCTTGTTTTACTGTGTCCTTTGAAAAGAAAACGTAAAACTCATCTTTCCCATACTTACGATAAATTTGCTTGTTTGGTATTAATGCCGCACCCATCAATATCCGTTTCTCTGCATCCACTTCGGCAAGCTTAACCTCATATTCTTTATTCAAAGCGACAAAGTTGCTTTCTATTGCAGGAAAGTCGACAAGGGAAACGGCATCAATACCATCTGTATCTTTATCGATAATTAATTCCACGATTCTCATAACGTATAAACGATTTAAAATTTGATTGTTTTATTTTCACTACATCGAAGCCGCACTAACAATGTTACGGTCTAAGCTTTGGGCCGTTGTGACATCCTTAGAAACAACGTATGCTTTTACTGGTGTATTGGCTTGCTTGTTTATAGTCTGCGCAATTTGATTAACTCCGTTTGTACCCACAACATTAAACTGAGGTGCTGCCGATGCTGGTGCTGCGCCAGTATTTACATCACCGCCTCCGCCTGATTCAGATGGCTGAGTATTTACAATGTTTTGCACAGCCTTAAATCCTAATGCTGCAGTAGTAGCAATATTAGCAAGCTTCAAACCAAATTCAAATGGCGTTGCTGTCTTAGTAGCTAATTCAGCAGTTATACCTTGATATGTATTTATCAAAGCCTGAGCAATAGCAAAAGCTTTACCCTCAGTTGATGATGCCTCAAATAGCGAAGAAATATTCCCAAGTGTATTAGCTACCATTGAAATTCTTTGCGCTTGTAAAGCCTTTTCTTGCATCAAAGTTTCTTTCTGTATTTTACGCTTTTCATCTTCACTTATTTGTGTGGATTTTTGCGCCTCCTCATTGTATTTTTGAAGTGCATACAAACGTGTACTAAATGCCTCAGCCTCGCTATTAATTACATCCTGTCTTAGTTGCTGGTCTCTGTTATATTGATATGTAGCAAGCTCATCCCTTTTAGCTCTAATTGCCGCATCTAATTCCTGTGACTTAGCATTATATTCTTTTTCAGCATCAATTCTGGCTTGAGTTCCAAGCGCATAGGTATTGATATTATTTTTAAGCCTTTCTAATTGTATTTTCTTCTCCTTCTCTAAATTCTCTAATTGAGCATTAAATTTAGCCTCCTCACTTTTAATTAATTCAGCGGCAGCATTTGCCTCAGCAATAGCCACCTCATTGATACCTTCAATTCTGGATTTATCAAGGTCAATGGCTTCTTTTGCCAAAGCAACTCTATTGGCCTCTTGCTCACTTCTTAATCCTTCAATTTGAGCCTCAACACCTAATGCGTTTGTTCTTGCATTAATTAAAGCAACTTGATTTTCAATCGAATTATTAGTAGCTAAATCTGCTTGAGCTGCTGCAACCTGAGCCGCTGCTGCTGCTCTCATTGCTTTCTCTTGCTCATTTAGTGTATCAAGTAATTCATTATTAGCTTTTTGTCTGTCAGCAATTGATAATAAATCATTATCACGAATCTGTCGTAATTTCTCAGCTTGTCTGTCATACTTTTCAACTAATTGCGCCTGCTGTGCCGCTGCTATTTGAGCTGAATTTTTTAATGCTACATTTGCTGCCGCTGCCTTTAATACTTTTTCGCCATACTTTGTTGCTGCCTTAGCAACCTCCTCTAAAGTCTTTTTCCCTTTTTCAAAACTATTATCTACCCCTGTTAATACATCTACTGATTCTTTGCCTGCTTTTTTAACAGAATCTAAAGCGGCAGCAAAATTACCAGAAAATAATTCTTTGAATGCAGTCGATAAATAACCAAGCGTGTCAAGCAATGAATTAAATCTCTCAATTAAATTCTCTTTGATTAATTGCCCAAACTTTTTTAGGTACTCAAGCGGATTCTCAAATACATCTTTAAAGAATTTAACTACTGTAGGGAATTTGTCAAATATAAATCCTACTAAATCATTAAAGACAATAGATAAAGCCTCAATAGCAGTATTAAAGATGTCAACTACCTTTTGATTTTTTGATAGTACATCCTTAAAAATATTAAAAGCTTCAAGCAGCAATCCAATACCTAAAGCCTTAATGGCCAGACCCATTCCCTTAAATCCACCAGCAAGTGCTTTAATACCACCTTCAGCATTTTTGGTAGATTTGGCAACATCTTTTACGACATCTTTAGTCTCCTCAAGATTTTTATTAACCTTGTCGACATCCTTAGCAACTTTGTCAATATTGCTTTTTATCTCTACATCATAAGTTACCTTTTCAGCCATCGTAATTCTCTGTAAAATTGTTTAAATAATCCTTTAAATGTTTTGGGATACTCATGCTTCCCTTTTGCAATTTCTATTATTTCAGATTTGCCAAAATGGTCATCAATAATAAGCAGGTTAATTATGTGTTTTATCATATCGTTCTAAAGTCGTTTAGTAAATCAAGGCTTACCTCACCAGTAGTTAAGTCTGTGGTAAATGAGTTTATAGTATAACGCTTATCTCTTATAACCACCCTATCGTTTAATTTAAGCGCAGATAATACAGGCACTGGCATGATTGCTTTAACCTTAACAATTCGAGCTTTTATATTAAAAATATTGTTTATGTAATCAGCATAGTAATTGGCATATAACGTATTTGTCTCAATGTCATTTGTGAATGTAGACTGCTCTGCTCCAAAATTAAGTGTCCAGTTTACACTACTAATATTCGTATCCTGACCAAATACATTATAGGCGGAGGCTGTAGAAGTTGAGGACCCGTCATTAATTTTAAACGATGCTGAAGTCAATGTCCCATATTCATAAAGAATAACAGGCTTTGGAATATAGTTATCAAAACCTACTTTTAATGAATATCCAACCTGTAAGTCATTGCCGCTAAATTTCTGAAATAGTAAATTTTCAAAAGGCAATTGTATTGTATATTCCTCGCCATCGTTTTCAAGCTCATAATTTAAATCACCATATTCGTGATTAGCTGCTCCTAAATATTGTTTATTTAAAAAGCATTCACTTGGCTGATAGTTAAATTTAATACGCTTGTAAGTCTTAGACTTTTCAATGTCAATATTATCCGTAATTACATACTTTGAAATATCTTTAATCTCACCTGCATTATACCAATCTTCAAGCTGTTCAATTTTATAGACAGAATCTTCAACAGAATAGCAAGTCAAATTAAACATGCGCAGAATCCCTGTAAAAAATTCCTCCAAGCTAATGTCAGGCATATACGAAGCGACATCCAAAACCGTGTCGGTAGTTTGGCTTGTGCTTTGCGTAACTGTTACATCTGATGTCGTTGTGGCCCCAACTTTAGTTTCAAAATAATAAACCGAAGTATATGTTACTGGCGATGTAGCAGATATATGAAAAGTATATGCGCCTGATTCTCCTAAAGGAGCTTCTAAATACATCGGTGAAGTCTGTGTGACAAAACTCTGTTCATTTAACTTTACACCATTACGATATACATAAAAAGTAAACGGAATACCTGATGATGTAAATGTAAATGTGATATTACTTTGACTTAAATAAGCTGGAGCTATTGGCTTAGTGTAGGTCAATGTATCAGTAAACACATTAAACATACCTTGTGTACCAGTAGTAGATGTATTCGTCTGAAAATTAATTTTTGTTACCTTAAATTTCTGTTCAAATAAATCAGTATTTTTTAACCATAGGAATGCTCTGGTAAATCTTGAATCCGTTAAGAATGTACTATCAAGGTCAAAGCTTATGCCTAAATTCATAGCAATTGCATCAAAAATACTTGACACCTTCATTGCTGGGAACAAATCGCTTGTATAAATAGGTGTGGCATTGTTAGAAATATCCCAATTAGTTACCGCTGCGCCTCCGCCTCCATATTGCCAAACATTCTTTGAGGTAATTAAAGGAAATTTAATATCAAGATTGCCAGATGTAGTAACTCGATTTTTTACAACAGTTCCACTGTAAGCAAAATCATATTGACTAAAATCAATGTCCTTTAATTGCTTGCCTGTAAATTTGTCTTTAAGTGAAACCAAGCTACCGATAAAAGTTAGCTGGTAATTGTCAATTACTCCGTTTTTATATTGCGCCCTTTCAAGTTGGATTTTACCACTTCTAAATGGTATGGTATCCAACTCAATAAAAGCATTAATTCGGAGCCTTGCATCAAAACCGTTATCAATACTATTGTCATACCAATGTTTAAAAATTGCATTATTATGGTCCGATGCTGGCACAGTAAATGACTGGCTAAAATCTGTAAAAATTTTGCTAATGTCATTAATGTCCTGAACTGAGCTGGTGATGCTTATGGTTTCATCCTTAAAAAGCTCCAGCCTTTTCGCTACATTATTTACATATAAATATACCCCAACTACTACCATTAAATTACGTTATTAATTAAGTCGAAACCGTATTCAAATTCTACAGTATAGTTTATATTTTTATCCATTAGCGAAGTCTTTAGGCTTGTCGCTGATGTCTTACATTCTACTGGCTTACCATCTAAAAGAATAGCCTCCGCAAGCAAAAGGTCCTGTATTAAATCAGAATAATTTTCTGGGACCCATCCAGTATTTAACACTACAGACTGCTTGCCATTTATATTAAAGCTTGCACTTTGTGGCCTGCTTGTATTATAGTCAATCGCATCAGGCATAAGCTTATAAGTTGTCGAGCTTACATTTATTGCGTTTGTTTGTGCCTTAAAGAAGTTAAGAAACTGCCATCCGCCAAAACGATTGATAAATGAACATACTACTGGTGTATATTTAGGCTCACAAACTGGAATAACTCTAAACGTTTTAGTCGATTGTACCTCACCACCTGACCAGTATCGAATGGTCAAGGTATTTCCACATTTGTATTTAACTGACGATGTACTTAGGTCAATTGCAAGCATATCCTTTTTAGCTGCATCTGTAGTAGCAATTAAAATTGAGCTTACCTCATTACGGCCATTTAGGTCCTTATAGCTTATGTCTACCTTATCGCCTAAAGTTGTATTTACTACCACATTGACAAATGGAATTTCTCCCAAAGTATATTGGATTTCCTTTGAAGTGTCTGCTAACACCACAAAATGATTTGAAGCATCTGTGTGATTGTATCCGTCAAGATATTTGGTATATCCATTTACGCCAACATAATCAATAGTATCAATGGCACTACTATAAGTTCCGTAACTTGTTTCCTTATATCTTTTAATGCGAACATTGCACCACATTGAATTGGTGCCTTCCGCTGGTGCTACGTTATCAATAAACTCACGAATAAATGAAGATATATTATATGAGTTTTCTGTCTGTGTGGCGGAGGCATTGCGCTTGCTTAGCGTGTATGTTGCCGATGCTGGCACTGAACTTGGTGAGTTCCATAGAAATATCTCAATCTTGGACCCTACCTGTCCGCTTTCGTTAACTGTTATAAAATATGGACTCCTTGCGTTAATTATCATTGTGCTTTATTTAATCCGTTATCGACTATTGTTTCTAAATCAATTTTTAATGCCTTAGCCAAATCAGTTAGCATATACTTTCTAAATCCAGCTTCAAATGGTTTTGTAAAGAAAAAGCTTGATTTAATACCAGTCATATAAATGCTTCTCGCTATAATAAATGCAGTCGATTTATAAGTTAAAAATTTGCCTGTTTCTTTATCTCTAAATTGAATCTTTCTTTGTCTAACCCATTTATCAATTCCTTGAGTTAATCCACCTTTTGGACCACCACCTTTGCCAAATTTATATGGACTATTAGGAGCCTTTGATGATGTTGCTTTACCCTTAACTCCCTTGTCTATAAATTCACCGTAATAGTCAAACTCAAAGCCAATTAAAAAATAGTTGTCCTCTTGCAATATCTCACCCTTGAGGCTACGATATAATCCACCAGTATTATTGTGCTTCAGCTTACTTAAATTACTTCTTGACTGCTGAATTACATAATCCCTGTATTTTTTAACTACCTTTTGAGACTCAGATAATAACATTAGCAGGTCGTCATATCGTTTGGCACATTCACATCAAATGATAATGTCCATCCAGCAATTGAGTTTTCAAATCTGTCCACAAATGGCTCACATGTTGGCGTTCCATTTATCTGCACTAAATCGCTGTAAAGCTCACCACGAATTAAATCCATGTACGTTTTATTCGCCAATTCTAATTGGGTATTTAAAACATCATGCGCGTTGTCGTTCCCTTCAAATACATCTACAGTCTCTGCCTTGCTTTCATCAACTATATCCATGAAAAGAATCGAGATATTAAAGCTAAGCGATTGCTCACTTGGCGTTGCGCTGTTTACAATAATATGGCTTAAAGGGAATATCGTTTGCTTAGCGTTATCAATCCAAGACAAATCACCGACAGTAACTGTATTAATAAAATCAGTTGCTTTTAGGTATGTCCTTAGCTTGTCAATTATGTAATAGTAACCCATATTAATGCTGTTTAATCATATTAGCTTCTAATGTATTCTTTTGCTTTTCAAATGTCAGGTAAGTTAAGCAGGTAAAAATGGAAAGCTTGGAAATTTCATCAAATCTTCTAACATCTCCTTGAGAGAGAGCATAGATAGATGAATACCATCCCCATCTTTTCCCAAATTGAGCCTGCTCAGAATACTCATTCCCTGTTGATTCTCCTCCAAATAGGTCAGAATACTTTTCAGTAATTCGTTTCCTAAATGATAAAAAAAAACCATCGACCCCATTACAGCACTCAAAGGCATTCGCTTCATAATTTCGGCATACTCATTGGTGCCATTGTAATTAACGATATTATATTTCCCTGAGCCTTTCTTTATAATCGGTCTAAATAACACAGCCATCGCCTTGTGCATATTGCTCCAGTCGGTAATGTATGTGTCAATGTCCATATATTCGCCTGAAGTAATATCATCCAAATTCGGAATAAACCCAAACTCAGTATTATCGATAGTAAACTTCTCCACTAACTGGTGATTACCATCAAATAGCGCAGCAATTTTGCTGATGATATAGCTTAAATCCTTGTGCTTTATTTTAGAAATATTTTTAAGGCTTACACCGCAGAATATTTCCACCATTTTGTGATGCACAAATTCAGATTCTTCATTATCCTCAACTACTTTTAGAAATTTCTGGTATTGGCCCAGAGTGATTTCCTCCAAATTTGTAGGGATATTCAATTCTATCTTCATAATTTATAAACGATTTATAGATTTTTTTGTTACTCTAATATACAAAGTATTGGCCCTTGTTAGGATTTGATAGGTGATAAAATACGTTGTATCTAATTGCATCGATAGCGTGGTTAAAATTATCGATTACTAATCCAGACTTTTTATCTGAATAAATATAGTTATTAAATTCCTTAGCAATGTTCTGGCTATCATGGTCCAGAATGATTTCATAATCTTGCATTAAGGCTATACCTGCCGAAATACTACCTGCTCCTTTTTCTGTTGGCTGTATATTACATTTCTGGCTTTGCAATTCAGCAATAAGTCTTGGCTCTGCACTATCTGCTATAATTAGATTGCCTCCGCATACTTGCTTATTAATTACTGCTATCTCTGATGTGGTTAGCTTTGGTTTGTACAAATGCTCCTTGACATAAATCCTGCGTTTGTTTTTATCAATGGCTACCTCTACCAAAGTAGTCGGGTCAATGCTAAAGCCAAAGTCTTGACCGAATGATGTCTGCAATTTGTCTGGGTTAAATTCACCAAATCGCCAGTTAGTAAATACAACGCCTTCAGCCTTGTCAAGCCATCCACCCAAAATTGTGTGCTTGAATTTATTCGGGTTATGCTTTTCAAGTGCCTCAATCTGATTAAGGAATGACTCAGAAAGATATTCCTCATTATCCTTGTATGTCGTATGTATGTAAGTCGTATCTCCTTTTGTAAGTGTGGACCCAGCCTCAACACCTTTTTGCTCAAAGAAACGATTGTAGATAAAATGCTCCTTTGTTGTTGGATTTAGAATTAGGATTACCCGATTTTGCCTTGCTGAATTTCTAACTGATAGGTCAATTTTATCAAATACATCTTCGTCAACTAATTCCTCAGCCTCATCCAATACAAATGTAGTTACACCTGAAAGTGATTTAAGATTTGCTGTCTGTGTTCCTGACGATGTTTTGATTCCCTTAAATAAAATCTTACTGCCTGTGCGCAGATTTATAATTTCATCCTTAGTGATACTGAAGTCGTTATGCAAGTCAGCCATTTCAATCTTTTCGACAAACTCAGGAATGATTGATATGTGGGCCGATGTTAATGTGTATCTGGTAAATAGTATAGTGTGACCTACTTCGTACGTTAGAAGCAAAAGAAATGAGTTTAGGGCAAACGATTTACCGCTTCCCCTTCCCCCAGTAATTACAAAGTATCTACTTTGACTGTCAAACAGAGGTACATACTTTTTATTGATTGTTATCATTTAAATTTAACAATTTCCCGAATGTCAAAGTCGTTGACTGTGTGCGTAGTGTTTTGGTCTATTACCTGCTTAGGCATACCAAATTTATACTGGAAAAATAATTTAACTGCCCAATCTTTGTGGTCCTCTAATGCAGCGACCAAAGCTTCAAATGCTTTAGGCTCCAATGGTGATAATTTTTCAACCAGTGATTGCTCCTCTGCTTTTGATTTTCTGCCTGCGCCTTCTCTTGCGCCTCCTCTTGATTTAGCTTCCATTAATATTCGTTGTAGATTCTTCTAATTTCTCCGATGTAATCTCTCCAGCATGATGCACATGATGTAGATTCTAAATTTACGTTAAATACGTTTTTGTAAATCGCTGATAATTCACGCTGAATTACTGGAGTTATTTGGCTTGGATTTGTAGCAAAGAAATCTTTTAAATAATTGTAGTCTGTTTCATTCAAGCAGTTTGGCTTTTTGTAAGGAAAGATTTTATTTAATTTCTCTTTACGTTCATCACAGCCACAATCTAAACCAGTTATTTCGCTAAATAATTCGACAGCCTTTTTGATGCCTGTCGCTTCGGTAAGCTTTTCAATTGAATCGCCTAATCCTTGTGATTTTCTTTTTCCCATTGTTTTATTTTTTGTTTGCAATTTTTAATCGTGTTATAAACTGACATGAAACCAATATTGGTCCGCCTTGCAATCTCTCTCATGCTAACACCTGATTCAACCCATAGCATAAATAGCATTTTATCATACCATTCCCATGTGTCAATAAAATCATTATATGGCTGAGTAAGCTCAACCAAGCTAATTTCTTCAACCATTGAAATATCATACTCTATTTCTTGGCTTATTGGCAACATCTCAACCTTCTTGCGATGTAAATCCATTGTTAAGGACCTAAGCGTAAAATAAAAGTAGGCTTCGTTTATATCCTTATCAAATAATTTAAGGTAAGCCTCTTGCACTATGTCCTCAGCATACCTGTACTCGCCAAACTTATTGACTACCCTTATCCAGTGTTTATGCCTTGAATAGATGTGATTCATCGTAATTTATAAATTTCTTCTATTACAAGCTTCCAATAGATTCGGTCATCCTCTTTTAATCGATTTTCAAGAATCAATTCACAAATAAGTAAAGCCAATTCAATAGCGTTTGCCCTGTCTCGACAGAAAAAATTCGCATGATTACATAAGAAACTCGCCCTTTCATCTGGCTTCATATTATTAAATTTTAATTCTTATAATCTATAAACGCATTTAGGTGTATTTAATTATCCCCTAAATTTTGAAAGCTCATGATTTAGGTACCAGATTGCTTTCTCAAGGTCCTGCTTTTTGTTGCCTTTCTTGTCTGCTCTTAATATGTATTTAATCGCATTGCCTAACTCAAAGTTCAATGAGTAGTCGTTAATGATGTCAATTACCTCAAAATTTTTGCCTTGATAATGAGCAGGCGAATTGACCATATCAGAATTCGATGTTACTAATTCCATATTCTTTTAAAAGGTTATTTAATTTTGTGTTTAATTCCTCATGCTTTGGCTCATCCATGTCTGACATTTCAATTCCAATGCGAAATAATTTAATCATAATATTTCCAGCCTCGATGTGCTGGTCTACCGCCTCCGCTGATGCTTGCTTTGAATAAAGTTTATCTGTAATAATCTCAAGCTCTCTAAGGACCGCCTGACTGTTATATTTTAACGAATGGCGATTGAAGATGTTCTTGCGAAAATCATTATCAATGTGGTCGATTAATGCGTTAGTCAATCCTGCATAAATCACTATCGTTTCACGTTCGGTAAGTTTCATTTAAAAAATCCTTTATTAGTTTCGTTTGTAAAAATACTATTTTTTGATTGTAACCACTTAAATGTATTAATCTTTCTTTCTTGACACTCAGGCATTTATGCAAGTCGGCCACTATAACACCACCACCTAAATTGATATTAAACT